ATTAGAAATTGGTTGTGACTGACCTAGAGCAGTTTCTGGAACACCAGTCATTTCGTGCATAGCACGCTTTAACATAGTCATGTATTCCATGGCACCTTTTAGACCTTGGCCGCCACCTTCTAGATTTTCCACTCTTGCATCTTTTGGTAGACCGCCCCACACCTTATTAGCACCCTTTTCAAGCTGAGATGCTTTAGCTCCAATGATTACCGTTACAGGAGCAGCGTGGTAGTTAATGATGTCTGCGATGTCAGTGGCAGTTTCATTGTATGCACGGTTTAAAGAAATCATTTCATTACAGTCAGATAGGCCCCATGGTGAACCTGAAATTCTAATGTTAGGCATGTGGACTACAGGGATAGTTCCTAGTGGATTAGGGCGAGAATCAATTAACTCATCATTGATGTACTCTTCAATAACATCGTCAGTTAAGATTTCTGTGTATGTGTATACCTGTCGTGTACCTTCTAGAGATGTGCCCCAAAAACGATACTTAAGTTTAAACCGAATCAAACGGTTACGGTCGTGTGGGTGGAACTCCGGAAATGCAAAAGAAGAGTTAAGGGGGAGAATACGTACACGTCCTGGATGTTGCATACCAGCTGGGTCTATCCAAGCTTCTTCGTACGCTACTTTAACAAAGCAGTCTCCGGATACAGAGCCTTGCTGACCGATTTCCCAAAGTGTTGTTGCTTTGTTGTTATCTACTTCCCAAACGCGTTCCAACAAATCAGGAACAATTGCTTCTGTTGCTTTAGGACTTCTAAATTGAACACCTTTACTAAAAGTAAAGTTAATAATAAAATCTGTGATTGCTCGATAGTAATTAAATACCATCTGAGGCTCACCTTGTTGACGACGGAAAGATGTGTGGTGGCCTAGGTACATTGCCCAGTTAAGAGAGTAGCGATTTAGACGTGGACCATGAACTTCAAACTCTTCATCAGCAAGTTCTACTAATCCCAGAGGGGATATGGATATGGTTAAGTCAGATGAGGCGGCCCTATAACTAGGGGGTGAAAAATCTATGCTCACCTAAAATCCTCTCATTTAAATATTTAACTACCGTAGTTTAGCATTAATTTGCTAACTTGCGGAACCACCTATTTTACTATTGGCCTAGTTACTGGTTTGTTTACAGCTTTAGTTACAGTTTTCTTAACAGACTTAGTAACCTTCTTCTTTTTTGAGGCTTCAATTTTGTCTGTTTTTTCTTGACCTAAATCCCTGTTCTTAGGGTCAATGTCTTTTTGAGAATCTACAAATTTTCCACCCATTTGCACATATCTAGTGTGCACCCAGTGCGCTGATGCTGGGGATTGTTTTGAAAATCTAGTTTTTGCCTGTGTGGTAATCATGTTCCAAAGTCTAGGGTTGGCAGGGAGTTGTTTAGGACCCTCTTGAACTTCTTTACCTTTGATTAACATTTATTATCCTCAATGCAGGGAATCCTGCCCCCTCAGCATGGTGGGACGCTGGAAGGGGGCAGGAAACTTAATTAGTCCTGAACTACTGCTGGGCTTACACGTGATTGGCGAGCGCCGTTACGTGTAACTTCTTCAATTGTTGGTTCTGCATAATCTTGGAAAGAACCATTTGAAAACTCTTGAAGAAAATCTGTTGCTTCAATCCAAGAAGCTGAACCTACGTGAGCACGCTCGCGCATTGTTTCTTCAGCTGGCTTAGTGTGAACAACTGCGTTGCGGTTTGGACGGCCTGCTGCTGGTGTGTAACCTTGTGCAGCACCCTTGCCAAACTCTTGTGGAACATCAGTATCGGTTCCGATACCTTCTTGAAAACGTAGAGGTCCGCGTTGTCCTGGGACAGCGGAAGCCATCTTACGGTCGTAAGTATTTCCAGAGCGTTCTGGAACTTGTGGTGTTGGGGCAATTGCCATGTTTATTACTCCTTTAAAAGGTTGAGGCCTCAGTACAAGTGTCTTATTAAAACGTTAATTTTTCAGGATAAAGTCAAATCTATCTGAAAAAGGGTGACGACGAGACCTCAACCTGAGGCATTGTAAGGTCCATGGTTAGAGAGCAGGCAATAGCCAAACTATCAGCATAGTCGTCGTGGGCATGGGCTTCCTCTGGGGCATGAGCTAAAAAGTTAGGCCCAGTAAATTTAGTTTCTAGGTCGGTCATCTGTTGGTAAAACCTTTTCCAAGTTCTAAGTCTTCTGGTCTTAGCATGGGCTGGCCATCCAATAAGTCGTCTATCAATTAGGGTCTTAAGGTGTTTCCAACGTTTAGACTGCTCAGGTTGGCTACTTCCAATTGGATACACTTCAGCTCTAGGTAGCAATAGTTTTAATCTTTGAGCAACTGCGTCACCTACACCGCCTGAGTCAACACCTACAGCTAACACGTCATAACTACCTAAGAAGTTAACTATTTGAAAATATTGGTCTTCCCAGTCTTCACTTTGAATCTCCATCCAATTTAAAATTCTATGGTCAAAGTAGCCAAACTCATCAGGTCTATCCCAGTCAACCCAAACAACTGTGACAACAGTAGAGTCAACTTTTCTAGCGGGGTCGATACCGACTACAACAGGGGTTCTGTGCCAAGCCTTAACAATTTCTTGAGAGGTATCCCCAAGTTCGTCCATTACCGTAGAGGTTACAAACATGCCTCGTTCTAGAAGCCACTTACAGTTATAGGACATTTGGAATTCATCAGAGTCTTCGCCTACACGGAGAATTTCTTTCTTAATAAACTTCTGGTAGTTATCATTATATTTAGCTACGTCTTTCCAATCCCACTGATAATGGTTCTGTTTATTTCCTCTAGAAGTTTGACGACGTTTGTTTAACTGAATAGAGCGATAGAAGTTGTTTTTGTGTGTGGTAGGCGTGCCTGTCTTAACCATAGTTCCAGCGTAGTACGCCAACATAGGGGAGATAGATTTAGATACTACGAAATCGTCTGCTTCTTGGCACTCATCAATAACAATAAGGTGGAAAGACTTAGATTCAATCTTTGCACGAGGGTTAGCTGTCATCATCATTACAGATGAGCCAGAATTCTTTAATTTAATTTGCTTTGTAACTCCAGCAACTTTTTTAGCTTCGTCGTCAATCTCTGGGTCGCCTAATACGCTAAGTGCATGGTCACTAGTAAGTCTATTAATAGTTCTACTAAATAATGTTTCTGCCTGACCTTCTACCGGAGCAAACAATCCTACCCAGATGCCATCTTTAAACTTACCTAATAAATCTGGATACATACGTGCAAGTCGTGGAAGAATAACCATAAGTGTAGCTACAGTATTTGCAATAGTTTCTGATTTACCAGACTGACGTGCAGCAAGAGCTGTAATTTCTTCACCGTCATTAATAATTACAGATTCCATAATTCTTCGTGCAAGTGGTGCTTGATATGGATGCAACTCATAACCAACAAGTGCTACTAAGAACACCATCATTTTGTCTACTAGTTTGTCAACAAACTCTCGGGACAGCTCATCTAACCCGTCGTCTTCTTCAGCGGGTTCAAGGTCGTCCTCATCAATTTCTTCGAAGTCTTCTTCTTCTTCAAAGAGTTCATCAATGTCAATATCTTCTTCAAACATTTGTACCTCCTTTAAAGACGGAAAGCCCTGGGTTTAAAGTCCAGGGCTGCCGCTGCCACACGGGAGAGAAGGAGAGAGTTGGCGGATATAATTTTAGCATACAAATGTAGTTACTCAATGCGAGATAATCTTTTGTGCAATTCGTCAACAACTGCATGGATAGCTTCAGCTCCAGTAAGGGCTTCATCCAAATAAACTTGATTTCTGTTCTTTTCGTAAGCTGAAAGACAACGGCTTAACTCGTAGAGAATCTGGTCTGACCAAACCAAAAGTTCTCCTGAAGGTATCTTGGATACTCTTTTGGCCACCTTTTCAGAAAAAGGTTTGTTCCAATTCTTTTTTCGTCTAATCACCATTCGTCTATCTCCTCAGTAGAGAGCCCCATATTACGGGCTCCAAGAGCATTTGCCAAAAGCAAGTCTGCGTCCTCTTCAAAGACTATCTCTGTGTTTTTATTCCACATACCTATTACTAAACCTGGTTTAGTGAAGGGAGTTCTAAAAACTAAACAAACTTTGCTTTTCCTGTAGGGGAAGTCAGTTTCTTGAGTCCAGCCCTTTTCTACTATTGGTAGGGCTCTACGGTGGTAGTACTGAATTACATCTACGTATAGTAATCCGAATGTTTTCATCTACTCCTGTTTTCCGAATAGGTAATCGTCCAAAGTAGGTATTTTAGGTTTAGACCCGTACATATATTCTGAAAACTCTGAAATGTCGTTCATCTGTTCCCTACGGTGTTTTGGCATACGGGTTACATCTGAAGGCCCCATATCTCCCCAACCATCTAACCCAGACTCTCTTAGAAACACTCCTTTAGACGGTGCGTTAACAAAGTCATACCATACGTCTTCAGGAACTCCTCGATAATCCCACCAAGTACCGTCTCTAAATACAACGGTCATTGTGTTGGTTTTAAAATCGTATCCAGCTTTTATGGTTCTTGGTTTAGCTGGATTGCTTGTTGTAGTGGTCCGCATAGAGGGTCCACCGTCAATTACCTGAAATTCAGGGTCATTTTCTTTAGGGTCTTTTAAAAGTTCGTCAATAAAATTTGACGTGTAACTAGACGACATCTCTTCCCAAGAAGGGATAGTAGGTTTTTTCTTAGCCATTAGTTCTCACATTCATGCAAAGTAGCTTCTTCTTCTACAACTCTAGCATGACAGGCTTTGCATCTAAGATACTTAGGGGGTTTAAAATTATTTTGAGCCGTAGCTCCTAAAGGAAGATTATTACCGTTTTCGTCGTCTTCTGGTTCATAATCAAATACTATTTTTGATTCTCTAAAGAGGTGGTCTGGAAAAGGGCCTTTAGCTTGATAAGCCTTTTCTGGCACGGGGTGGGCTTGAATAGCTTTTACCCGTGTTATTTTCATACTTCCTCTTCTGTTGGCTCCTCAGTAGATTCTACAGCAACTTCTGTAGTTGTAGGTTTACTTGCTGCTTTTTTAGTTGTTTTCTTTGGCGCTTCCACCACTGTGGCATTTTCAAGGTTATCAGTTTCAGTAAGTGATAACTGCCCAGATAATGCTCGCACTTGTAGGTGCGGTGGAAGACAGAGTGGGCAGTAACTTATTGGGTTAGCACCTTTGTCTGCCAGAGTGTACTCAGCATTATTTGGGCAGTTTACACATTTCATGTTTTTACTTAGCTCCTGTGCCAAATGCGTTGTCAGAAGGGTTTAGATAACGAAGTAGTACTGGGAGAATCGCTACGACACCTGCGGTGAGGATAGCTTTTACTCCTTCTAGGTCAAGGCTAAATACATCTCCACCTGTGGCAACAAATGCGGAAACTGCTGCAGCCATGAACGAGCGACCCCATGAGGCCAACATTGCTTTATTCATTTATTTCTCTACCTTTCGAGACACAACTAGGTTAGTGCCTGCACAATTAGTCTGCCTGATTTACAACTTGATGTCAAGCCCAACTACTTTGAAGATTCCTCAATATGTTGCGTAAACCGTCCTTCTAAGCGTGCCATTGAAATTTTTTGTTCTGTTACATCTCTACTAATTTGATTTAACTGGTCCTTCATTGAGCTTCCACCATTTGGTTTTAATTCGGACAAATACCCTTTTAACCAACTCTTCAATAACCAATTAGTTACTGTAATTGTAAATAGTGCAAACGTAGCAAAACTAGCTAAAGTTTGAGCCCACTGTAAAACAGTCATCAAATTATTTCCTGTCTAAAAGGCGTTA